TGCCGTACACGCGCGCGTTGCCGGACACCACCGCGGTGCCGGACACCACCGCGGTGCCGGACACCACCGCGGTGCCGGACACATGTGCGTTGCCGTACACGCGCGCGTTGCCGTACACGCGCGCGTTGCCGGACACCACCGCGGTGCCGGACACATGTGCGTTGCCGGACACCACCGCGGTGCCGGACACATGTGCGTTGCCGTACACGCGCGCGTTGCCGGACACCACCGCGGTGCCGGACACCACCGCGGTGCCGGACACCACCGCGGTGCCGTACACAAGTGCATTCTCATACACTTCATGCCTATCAATTGTCATGCTCATTCCCTCAGTTAGCAGCATCGGCTGCACTGTGCCCATGAGTGTGCATGGGCACTAGCAGGCGATTGTTAGGCGTTCTCCATCGCCTCGCAATATTCCAGATAGTCAGACTCGCAAGAGCCTGAGAGTGTCAGACCGTAGGCGTCGTTGTCTCGCGCCACAGCAACACACATTTCGAGTTTGCCGCTCTGCGCATGTTCCCACAATTGAGCCCACATGGTGTCTTTGTCCGCGTGTTCGTCTGGGTAGTCCCAAACCATGTCCGCAAACTCGACTGAGGCTCTCACGCTCGCTTTGAAGTCGTCGAGCGTGGAGGCTTCACAGTGCTCCACATCGTCGGGCATGTACCCGCCGCGAAGACCACGCATAAGGCAAAAATAAACCGGCTTGTCTGTCATAGTCGCATTCCCTCTGTTAGCAGCCGCATCAACTGCACTGTGCCCATGAGTGTGCATGGGCACTAGCAGGCGATCTCAGGCACTCGCGCAAAGCATGGGCATGTCACAGTCAGTGCATTGAATGTTTAGCTCTGGCGCGCCCCACACGTTGGCGTCGCATGCGCCGCATGTGTACTTGGTTTTGAGTGCCTTCTTTTTCTTCGGCTTGGCCGATTGTGCCAAGGCGTTGAAGGGGAGCGGATTCGCCGCGCACCATGCAGTCGCGGCAATTTCGAACCGTCCGCCCTCTTGAATGTAATGGGTCATTTTCTGCCCCGTCTTTTTCCCGCCCGGTTGCCCGCTGTCGGAGCAAATGAGCCCAACGCGCTCCATTCGCTGCGCAAAGTCTTTGTCGTGGTACGCCTTACGCGGCGCGCAACCCGCTAGGAATTGCTCTAAGTGCACCATCTCGTGCACCAACGTTGAGCAAATCTGAACGTCCGTCCGCGTCGCGAAGTCTTCGGGGTTGAGGCTCAATTCATGGGCGAAGCGATTGCCAATCTGGTTTTTGTCGCGCGCAACGAAGTGTTCAGCGTGGAAGAACCCGCGAGAGCCCTTTTTGTTGTTCAGCGTGATTAGAGGCTGGACAAGGCGCGATTCGAACAACGCCGCATTGAAGTGGTCGAAGGCGTTTATGAGCACGCCATACTGTAGCTCTGTGGCTCTTTGATTTGAGATTGTCATTTAGTTATTCCCTCAGTTTGCAGCATCGGCTGCACTGTGCACGCCTTGGGAGCGTGCACTAGCAGGCGATTTTAGCGGGCTAGTGCTAAATTTAAGATAACGAGCACCACTAAAAACATAAAACCAAAGTTCACAATAAGGAATGTCTTTGTGTTACGCATAAATTTAAGCCTCAGTTTGTATGGTACGAAACAATTTTCGCGCCGTTTGTGAGTGTGAGAGTGCAATAAAGTATTTAATAAAGAGTTAAGAGCGAAAGTCAATATATGCTTTTGTTGGCATCAAACGAGTTTTTTGATGGACACAAAAAATTTGTAGTTAAAAGTTAACCGATACGGGGAAATGGCGGGGAGGGCCGAGAAAATCATAGAATTTTTGAGTACTTTGGGGTATTTCAGAGTACTTTTGGAGTACTTTTGGAGTACTTTGGGTGGTGTTTGATATGGGGGAGTTGGCCTTGTGGGTCAAAAAAAGTTCTGAATGTACCGAGTCGTAAAAAGTACTCGGAGAATAGGTAGCCTTATGGGAATTTTTATTATAATTTTAAGTTTAATAAAATTAGAAAAATTGAGCCCCTAGGGGTATATGTTTTGAAAAAAGAATTATATATAACGAAGTACTCCCCCCATATGTGCAAATGTTGGCCTTTTGGCCGATTGCCCTACTTTTTGAAAATCGCGAATCAAACTTTTTAACTATCAAAGTATTCAGTCATTCACCTTTCACCACTTGCTGAAATGGCGGGAAAGGCCAATAACTACAAATATTGGCCTAGGAATAGATATGCATTTTTCGGCGTCTAGCCTTAGCGAAGTACTCAAACGACATATTGTTTCGTACGATGCACTCATCGGCGGATATGGGATTGTTGAGTTAAATCAATGGGTTAGCAACTTGGGATTCGATTTTGGCCGGGAAATTTATGTTTTTATTTTTCCCCATCTCTCCAAAATAGCGAACCATTTTGAAAACCAAATTCCAACACCACCCCGCCACAAAACCCCCACCAAAATTTGCGCGAAAAATTTTGAAATTCCAAAATCCTATTTTTAAGCTATAGTCCCTCCATGACCGCAGCATTTCAAAACCTACCAACGGACGACGAAGAGGCTAAAGCCGAAATCAAGCGGCGGCTCGCCGCATCCCCACGACTCGCCCATTCGTTCCTGTTTGCCCATAGGCACCCAAACGTCACGCCAGAGTTTCACTATCAGATGATCGACGATTGGCACTCGTCGCACCCGCATGTACTTTCAATGGCCTTTCGCGGCGGTGCCAAATCTACAATTGCCGAAGAGGCGATCACCACGCTTGCCCTGCAAGAGTGTTTTAGAAACGGCCTCGTGCTCGGAGAAAACCAGCCACGTGCGCTCGAACGTCTTGGAGCAATAAAAAACGAACTCGAAACGAACGAGCGAATCCATGCCATATACGGCGACCAAGTTGGACCCATCTGGGGCGAACAGAAAATTGAGTTGCGCAACGGAACTTACTTGCAAGCGCTGGGGCGCGATCAATCCCTGCGCGGCGTGAAGCACAAGGACAAGCGACCCGACGTCGCTTTTGTGGACGACTACGAAGACGAAGAAAGCGTGCAGACCCCAGAGGCGCGCGCCAAAGTTCGCAAGAGATTTTATTCTGTGCTCATACCCGCGCTCGACCATGCCGGCTATAAGCTCAGAGTTGCAGGGACACCGCTGGACAACGACAGCCTGATTATGCACCTATACCGTGCCAAGCAGTGGTTATCGCGGAAGTTCCCTATCGAATATGTTGACGGTGCTGGCACGCGGCAAGCCACGTGGGCTGATCGTTTCCCTCTTGCAAAAGTGGATGAGCTAAAGGCTATGTACACCGACGCGGGCGAACTCAACACCTACATGCGAGAGTACATGTGCGAAGCGGAAGACGTTGGGTCAAAACCATTTACTGCGCAAATGTTCAAACAACAAAATCTCACGCATACGTGGGAGCCATGCTACGCGCTGTATGACCCGGCGCGAACTACAAACCAAGCAACAAGCGCGCACACAGGACGGGCGGTTGTGTCGTGGATAGGCAACCGGCTCGTCGTGTGGGAGAGCGGCGGGGAGTTTTGGAAGCCTGACGAGATTGTGACTGACTTGTTCCGGGTTGACGCCCAGTACTCGCCCATTGCCGTCGGGATCGAAGACACGGGGTTGAATGAGTTTTTGTTGCAACCCATTCGACACGAACAACTCAGGCGCGGGCACCCGCTACCGCTAAGGCCGTTGCATGCGCCAAAAAATAAACTCGACTTCATCAAGGGGTTGCAGCCGTTCGCCAAAGCCGGCGAGATTATTTTGGTTGGTGAACAGCCGCAGCTACTTTCGCAGTTTGACAACTTCCCGCGGGGGCGCATCGACATTTTGAACGCGCTGGCTTACGTGCAGAAAATACGGATGGGTCAGCCGGTGTATGGATCGTTTGGCTATCAGAACGTCGCGTTGGATTTGAGTATTGCGCCGGCGTCTCCGTTGTTCCTCGCGTGCAACGCCGCGCCGGGCGGGACAACCGCCGCGCTTATTCAGGTGGTTGAGGGGCGGCTGCACGTGTTGGCGGACTGGGTGAGTGAGTTACCGCCGGGCGATTGCCTCGTGGACTTCGCGAGAGAGGCAGGGCTCGTCGCTGGTAAGAAGTTCAAGTGCGTCATACCGCAAGCCCACTATTCCGGGTTCTCGCCGCTGGGGATGCTCGCTGCGGCGCGTAAGGGGCTCTTGGACACGGTGAAGGGCGGCGATGACCGGGTGGGGCGGGAGGAAATCAGGTCGTTGATCGAACGCCAGCCCAAGGGGTTCCCTGGGGTTTCTGTGGCGCAGTCGGCGCGATGGTCGTTACGAGCCATGACCGGGGGGTATGCTCGGACGGTGGGGAAGGATGGGCGGCTGCTTGAAGAACCGATGGACAACGTTTACAAGACGTTGCTGGTTGGGATTGAGGCGACGATGGCGCTGACGCGGCTGTTTGAAAATGATGGTGACAGCGGGCGGCGGCTCGCCTATACTTCGGATGGTCGCGCGTTCACTTCGGCGCGCATTCAACCTGAACGGAGGTAGGACAGTGGACAGACAAGACGCGTTGGGGTTTTTCAGGCATTTGGCCCAGCGATGCACGGACTATGGCATGGGCAACTCATCGGCGCTTGCTACGCAGATCGCCGACAAGATTGAACTCATTCCAGCACTCGACTTCGCGCTTGGCAACGGCCCGCCGCCGGAACAGGACGAAGCGGTAGCGCGGACTGAAGGTGCAATAGCAGACATGCTCGCCGAAGAGGCGGCAGATGCAGGTACGCCGGAGAGTGCAGCGGGCGAGACTCCGGGGGATACAACCTCGCCCGCCCAACCGGAGACGCCAGTGAGCGAAGATGGCTCGCAAGGATAAAAAACGCAGCGACGAGTTGCGAGACGACGAGGGCTTGCGCGAGCAGGCCCTCGAAGTGTTTGAAGAAGTTCTCTCAGGGTTTGATACACAGCGCGAGCGCGTTGACGACATTCAGAAATATTGGGACGCTTACAATTGCGTCTTGACGAGCGAGCAGTTTTATAACGGCAACTCCCAAATTTTTGTACCCATCGTTCGCAGTGCAATCAACGCGCGCAAGACAAGATTTGTGAACCAGCTATTTCCTTCGACACAACGCCATGTTCAGTGCGTTGCGGAGGACGGCGGTTCGCCCAACGCGCAAGTTTCTTTGCTTGAGCATTATGTTCGCAAAGCCAAACTTCGCACGCAGATTTTACCCGCGCTGGTTCGCGCCGGCGACATTGAAGGCCAATACAGCATTTATGTGAGTTGGATCGAAGACACGCGTAAGGTTGTTTGGAAAGAGCAGTTGCCAGTACCGGTTGAAATTGATGGTGTGGACGGAGAAGATAGCGCCATACCGGGATTAGAACTTGATGACGGCGTGTTTGATCCTGACGAAACAATTGAAGACATGAGGGATGAAACGCTTCGTAACGGCAGACCTCACATCGAAGTGATTGCCGACGCAGACATATGCTTGACGCCGGCGACTGCGGATAGTGTTGAACAAGCACTTGATGAGGGCGGAGCGCTTGGTATTGCGCGGCGTTGGCGTAAAGGCAAAGTTCAGGCTATGGTTCGCGCCGGTCATATCGACAAAGAAGCCGGCGAGAAATTGATTGGCCTATTGTCGTCAGAAGACAGCGCTACGGTGAAAGATTCAGGTGCGGCTAAAGCGTATGCGGCAGGCATTAAGCGCGACGCTCGCGGGCTATACGTGCTCGTCTACGAGATTTGGGCCAAGCTCGAAACTGACGAGGATGACGAGCCGGAACTGTATGTGATGTACGCCTATGGTGGCGAGACGGACGAACTTCTAAGTATCAAATGCACGCCATACTGGCATGGTCGTGTGCCGCTGCTTTCCGCGCCCGTCGAGAAAGTCAACGGGTCGTTCAAAGGCGTGAGCCAAGTTAAGGCTGTAGCGTCGCTGCAATATCAAGCCAACGATGCCGTAAACGAGGGGATGGACAGCGCGGCTTACGCTTTGCTCCCCATCATCATGACGGACCCGGAGAAAAATCCTCGTGTTGGGTCTATGATACTTTCACTCGCTGCGGTGTGGGAAGTTGATCCAAAGAGCACGCAGTTCGCGCAGTTTCCACAACTATGGAAAGACGCGCTTGGGATCGTAGCGACATGCAAAGCTGAAATTTACGAGCACCTAAGTGTGTCGCCGGCCAAGATCACACAGCAGGCTTCGACAAAGAAACTCACGCAAGCGGAGATTGCTAGCGAGCAGCAAGTTGATTTGTTGAACACCGCCGACGCAGTGACAACGTTGGAGGAAGAAATTCTATCGCCAATGCTCGAAATGTTTGTTGAGTTAGACCACCAGTTCCGCGACAAAGAGTTGACTGTTCGCGAGTTTGGTCCGATGGGCATATCCGCAAAGATGCAGGCTATCGAACCTTTACAGTTTGACAAACGCTACACGTTCCAATGGCTTGGGGTTGAGGCGTCACGTAACGCACAAGCTATTCAACAACAAATCGCCGCGGTGAATGTACTGCGGACAATACCGCCAGAACAATATCAGGGGTATAAGATTGACCTTGCGCCAGTGATTATGCAGCTCGTTGAGAACGTCTTTGGGCCACGCCTCGCGCCGCAAGTGTTCAAAGATTTGCGCAGTCAACTCTCGGTCAACCCAGCGGAAGAAAATCAGTATATGTTGGAAGGCATGGAGATGCCGGTGCATCCCTTCGACAACCACGAAGAACATATGCTTGAGCACCAGAAGGCGCTCGAAGGTGGCGACTCGCACGGAACAGTCCGCATCCATTTAATGCAACATCAGAAAGCGTTGTTGGAACAGGCGCAAGCGCAGCAGCAAACAGTCATGCCGCAACCGCAGGGTGGAAGGGGGCCAACACCGCCGCGCAGCGGAGCCCAGCCCGGAGCAATACGCAACACGCAACAACCCGCCGGCGCTATCCACCAAGATCGAATGCAAGACCCAGGGCGCATGCCGCCCCCAGCGGGGACACCTTACGCATGATCCTCCAAGCGCCTTTATATTTTCTGCACGCGCTCGCAGAAATAGGGGTGCGGGAAGTGGCCGGCGACGGGCATAACGAGAATATCTTGAAGTATTGGGATGAAGCCGGCATACCGCAAGGGAAGGGTGGCGGTGGCGACGAGACACCGTGGTGTGCAGCGTTTGTTGGCGCGATGCTTATGCGTGGCGGCGCGCAGCCGTCGGGGAAGGGTTCAGCCAAATCATATCAACTTTGGGGCAAAGAAGCTCACGGAATAAACCTGCTTGGGGCGGTCGTTGTTCTTGACCGCCCAGACCCAGCACCAAAGTGGCAAGGCCATGTTGGGTTCTGTTGCGGGTTTACCGCGTCTAAAATCAATATCTTAGGCGGTAATCAGAGCGACCGCGTGTCTATTGCGGCGTTCCCTCGCTCGCGCGTTGTCGCGGTGAGATACCCGTCGAGTTGGGATATAAAACAGTTCGACAGAGCCATCCTGTTACGCGCGACGCAGATTGACCCAGCCGACAGATAGCGTATTATGTGTCTCGGATTTTGGAGGCCACTATGAACCGCGATCAGTTGTTTTCTGCTTTGAATTGGGCACTAGCTATGGGGGCTACATGGCTTATGGCGCGGGGATTTGACCAAGGCACAACGAAAGCTATCATTGGGCTCTTGGCGCTTGTTATTTCTTTCGCGCTCGCTTGGTGGATGAACCACGGCGTGTTTGGCGATATTGTTATTTCGTTCGTTCGCCGAGTACTCGGCGTCGTATTCGGATACCTCACCTTCCGGGGCATCATCACACAAGACACCGCCGACGTGATTATCACTGGCGCTATGACAATCGTGCCGGTTGTTATGTCTATGTGGGGATACAGCAAATTCGCTGGGCCAAATCTTCCAGGCACAACTATTGTTGATCCGCCGTCTGACACTCGCGGTATATGGTTGGAGCCAAAGATTGTGGGGACGTCATGAACCTTGTTGCAATAATCGTTTTGGTGATTAAAGCGCTGGGGAAAATGATTGATAGACTCGACGAGTCGAGTAAAGCGGAAGCCAGGAAAGCACTACTAGACGCAGCGCGGGTGAGGCTCGAAGATGAAATTATTGCTAAGGGTTCTCTTGCTTACAGCGATACTCTCGCTGGCGAACTGCACAACGATGACCCGTATCTTAGACCCTGACCCGCCAGGGCCGACACAAACAGAAGCCGTTCGCATTCTTTGTGCAAAAAGCAAAGAGGGTTTTTTCTTATACGGCCCAGTATACTACCACGCTAGTGACACAGCGTTGACTAAGAAACTCGTGGCGGCGCACAACAGCGCGTGGGACGCCGCAACACAACGCGGCCATTTGTGCGGCGGGATAAGCAAGCCGAGTTTCGGTGAGACGCCGTTCGGGGCTACAACGTGGGGGAGTGCCCAGTGATGTTGGATTGGTTAGCGCAATACGTGCCGGAGTGGATTGCCAATTTTCTCTTATCGCTGATTGCTGTGCTGTGGGGCGTCTTGATGCGGCTTGGCCACGTTGCCCGAAAAAACAAAACAACCATCTCATGGCGGGATTTGGTTGTGGAAGTTCCAACACTCTTTGGCATGGTTATTATCGTCGGGCCGCTCGGGTCGTATGTCAGGACCACCTACGGCGTTGACGAGAGCGTCAACTATGCGCTGTGCGTGTTTTTCGGGTACTTAGGTGCTCGGTTGCTGGATAGGGTCGCTAGCTATTGGGAAAAACGCAATGGCACCGAAGATTAAGCCGCTGAAAGCCCTAGGTAGGGTAGCAGATCGTGTGAGTTTAGCCCAAGGCGATTTCATAGCTTGGATGTGCGTGGCTACGCTTGTGGGCTTCCAGTTTGGGCAGGTAGCTTCCGAAAGGTGCTGGCGTCTTTTTGTGTTTTAGACCCACGGTTGACACAACATACAGTTTGTGAAAAAATGGCTTATTCGCTTGACCGTCGTAAATGGTCGTTCGAGTTGTCGCACGTAATGCGCAGGGAGAAGAGAAATGCCGCGAAGAGTGAACGATGATATTTTGGATGATGCGGTTTCGACTGACAAACCGGAAGTTGAAATCGAAGACGAGGATTTAGAATTAGATGCTTCGGCGGATGACCCGGACTCAGACGACGCGGACGACGCGGACGACGCGGACGACCCGGACTCAGACGACGCGGACGACGCAGATGACGCCGACACCGACGTGGATGACGCGGACCCAGAGCCACCTAGGCAGACTCGCGGACGCCGGCAATTTTCTGACTTGCGAAAAAACAACCGCGCGCTTTCAGAACAACTCGCCGAAGAACGCCGCCGATCAGCAGAGTTGGCAAGCCAACTGGCTACTCAAACTCAGTCTCGCTCTCCGATGGAGACGCCAGAAGTTCGTCGCGCGCGCCTTGCGGCTATGGAGCCCAGCGAGCGAACCGAATTTTTGCTCAACGAGTTCATGCAGAACCAAGCCCATGAGCGGCAAGTCGCGCAGTTTCAAGCCGACGACAATTCTGACAAAGCTCGCTTTGAAACTCTGGCGAAGACAAACCCGAAAGTTTTCAAGAAGTATCATGCAGAAGTCGAGCACAGGCTTAGACTTCTGCGTCAGTCTGGGCAGACCGCGCCACGCCAAACAATCTTACAATTTCTTCTTGGTGAAGCCGTCCTCAAAAACAGGGATTCGCCTCGCGTCACAAAACGGCGCGACGAAGCGGCTGGGCGCGTTCGCCAACAACAGACTAAGCCCGCGCGCAATCGCGGAGAGAGTGGAGCTTCATCTGGGCCGTCCGATTCGACGGCGCGCATGAAGCGTTTGGAAAACATGCGGATTTAGCGCAAGCAACGTCCGCCAACTGAGGAAGCAAAGAAATGACTACTAACTCTGCGAGTTCCTTTTCGTCGGACGTCGAAGCCTATATTGCCGAGAAGACTTTGCCGCTGGCACGTCGCCAGTTGGTTGCCTATCAATTTGGCGACCCACTGACGCTCCCGAAGGGCCGCGGAACGACATACACAGCAACCCGCTTCAACCGCGTGCCGTTGCCGTTTGCGCCACTCTCAGAAGGCGTCCCGCCAGCCGGTCAAGCGATGACAATTTCGCAAGTCAACGCCCAGGCCCAACAGTGGGGTGACAAGGTGACAATCACCGACGTCGCCGAAATGACAATCAAGCACCCACTTTTCCAAAAAGCCATTGAGCTTGTTGCACTTCAAATCGCTGAAACTTTGGAGCGTAACACCTTCAACTCACTCATGGCGGGTACTCAAGTCAACTACGTGAATACCCGCGGTTCCCGCGCCGCCCTCGTCGCCGGCGACGTACTCAACCCTCACGAAGTCAACCGCGCTTCCGGCGCGCTGTTCACTCTTGGCGCACCGCGCTTTATGGGCGATGAGCAGACCGACACAAAAATCAAAGCTGACGCTGGCGGCGCTCGCGCATCGAAAGACCCGCGGTCTATGCCGCACTATACGTCGATCATGCACCCTCTTGTTGCTCAAGATATGCGTGAAAATTCGACTGTGGTTACGGCGTGGTCATACAGCGATTTGAATCGCCTGTATAACTACGAGCTTGGCGAGTGGGGCGGCATCCGCTTCTGCATGAGCAACATGGTGCCGACGTTTACCGGCGTTGCTCAGATTAACCCAACCGCAGGTACGAGCGGCTCATTGGCTACAGGCAACTACTTCATCGTTGTCACCGCCTCCGACACGCAGAACCAGTACGAAAGCCGCATCTATCAGGTGTCGGCTTCAACCGCCGTTGTCGGCCCAACAGGATCGTTGAGCGTCGTTCTCCCAGCCCTTCCAGGGTTCACGTTCAACGTATACATTGGCACGACGTCTTCTCCAACGAACCTCGGATTATGCGCCGCCGGCCCGACGTCAGGCCCGATGCAGGGGCAGGCGGTTCAACTCAGTCCTGGCCAAACGGTAACTATCACGGCACTCGGTACGGCACAGACCCCGCCAGCCGCGCCAGCTACCGGGCTCACTGTGTACCCAACTTTTGTTTTTGGGCGGGGGGCTTACGGCCAAGTGATGCTGAGCGATGTTCAGTACTCTTACTTGACTGGGGCGGACAAGTCAGACCCGCTTAACCAGCTTCGCATTGTTGGCTGGAAAGCGATGTACGGCACACTTATCCAGAACCAACAGTTCTTCATGCGGATTGAGTCGCTGTCGGCGTTCAGTACGACCTTCGGCTAATAGCCGCGAATGAGCACATGGGGTAGCAGCGAAAGTTGCTACCCATTTTGAAAGGGTAAAACGGTGGCAATTCGCACTCTCGGCACTACAGCAAACAATAACCTCGACGCTATTCGCTTCGGTCAAGACGTCACCGACGCGGATTTTGCGTCCATCATCAACGGCATTAAAGATGACTTAGTGAACGGCTTCCCCATTGCGCCAGGGGCACTGTCACGCCAGGGCCTTCTTTACGTGCCAAACCGGGGGGTGCTGAAATGTCTGCCGGGCGACTATATTGGGGTTGATAGTGCCACTGGCTGGCCTATACTCATTTCGGCGGCGGCGATCAACTCCGGCGCTACAAAATGGGCACACAGCTAGGAAGGGTCGCTATGAGTAAGGGCACGCGGAAGAAAACGGGATTGGTTGCTTCGCAGCTTTCCCCTGAGGATTTGGCACTGTTATCGCCGGAAGAATTAGCCGCGCTCGAAAAAGAGGCGGTAGAGGAAGCCACAGAAGAACACAAAGAGCGTATCAAACTGCGCTTGAAGACCACGTTCAAGAACGCTAAGCGCGACGAACTGCGGCGGGTTGCTGGCGAGGAAGAAGAGTTGCGTACGCTCTTGCTTGACCTTGCGCCCCACGCTGAACGCGTAGTGCTCGACGGCACTGTTTATTTTCACGGCCAAACATACACCGTCACCGACGCGGTGTATCGGACGCTGATCGAGATTGTTGCTCGTGGGTGGGAACACGAGCATGAGGTAGGAAATGCCAATCAGAAGGCTTATCGTGCGCCGCGGCACATCGTGATTGGTCCCAACCAAGCAAACGTAGCGGCGTCACATTTGATGAGAGTGTAATGACTGAGGCCGTACAACAACCCGCTCCCGCACTAGGCGTTTCTTTGTCTGTGAATTTGTCCGCGACGCACGCGCTCGTGATGCAAACTCATGTCCCCGCCGACTGCTCGAACCCGGAACTTGACAGTTTACTCGACCGCATGACGCGCGCCGCTGACCGTCAGAGCGCCAAGTACAAACTTGTCGATTTGCGCAAGGGTCTTGAACTGCACGAAACGACGCTTGATCGCGCGGTTCGAGATTTGAATGATTTGGATGCGCGCCATCGTGCGGATTATGACAAGCGCGGGAAAGCGGGCGATTTCAGATTGGACGCCCGCCAAGCCGCTGATCGCGAAAATACTCTGAAAAGTATTCAGCGGTTCAAAGAAGAAATTGCAAAACTCAAACTCGAAATTGAGAACGCCGAGAAAGAAATCAAGTAGTGGCAACAGCAGCCCAGATTTGCACGCTTGCGACGCAGATAGCCAAATGTCCTGGCTATACGTCGCAGGCTGGCATTTTGCTGAACCAAATTCTCGAAGAGTTGGCGCGCGACTACGACTTCGCAGCCGCGCTCGACACATACGATTTTAATTTTACAGGATCCGCTGGACCTATTGCACTGCCGGCGAACTGGCTGCGCGCAGAGAAAGATCGCATCAAATACGTCATTGATGGCGTGCCGTACATCATGATCCATGTGGACAATGCGACGTACGACACTTACGTGCAACAGTCCGGGTTGCAGAGCTACCCGCAATTTTTCACGACGTACATGGAAGAGTCGCCGCCAGAAATGTGGGTGTGGCCGGCCCCCAGCGGCGCATACGCAGTCAGCGCTCCGTACTACTCACTTCCAACCGCAATAGTCGCGCCGGAGAGTTCGACGGACGTGCCGTGGTTCCCGTACCAATTATATTTGATACGCCGCCTCGCTGGTGAGTTGATGGCTATTACCGGCGACGAGCGTATGAACGGGTTTCTTGGCGATCACGACGAGCTTTATCCGCAGGGCGCGGGGACGCTTCTGCGTAGGTATCTCCGAATGAAAGACGACCAAGAGGGATACACAAAACGCGTGTCTCTCGACCGACAACTGTTTAGCAAGCCTTTCAACCGGCTCCCCAACACAAAAAACATTGGGTGGTAGCATGAACTGGTTCAAGGGGCTTACTCTCGGACTAGTTCTTGGGCTATCGCTTCTGCCAGCAATTGCTGCGCCGGTGGTGTCCGTCATTTGCTTGCAGGGTTGTAGTGGCACCGCAGGTACATTTAACAACAACTCGGACAACGTAGCTACTTCGGCTGACAACGGCAAAACTGCGGCGTGGATGTATGGGTGGGACGGTGCCGCGTGGGATCGTCTTCGCGTTGATGGCTCGTCTAATTTGAACGTTAACTGCGCATCTGGTTGTGCTGGCGGCACATTCAACAACAATTCGGACAACGTAGCCACGTCCGCGACGAATGGGCAGAGCGCAGCGTGGTTGTACGGGTGGGATGGCTCGGCTTGGGACCGAGTGCCGGCGACGTCAACTGATGGGCTGCTTGTAAACTTAGGCGCAAATAATGACGTCGTTGTTTCGGGCTCTGTCGCTTTGCTCGCCGGCACAAACAACATTGGTGATGTGGATGTTCTCACGCTTCCATCCATACCCGCTGGCACAAACAATATTGGCGATGTGGATGTGCTCACGCTCCCAGCGCTCCCCACAGGGACCAATTTGATAGGTCAAGTGCAGGATGTTGGCGGCGCTTCTGGCGGGTTGACCAAGTTCACTCTGCAAGCCGCAGCCTCGACGAACGCGACGAGTATCAAAGCCTCGGCTGGTACCGTGTACCACATTGAAGGCTTCGGCACGTCGGCTACTCCCGCATGGGTGACATTCTACAATACGGCGGGGGCACCAACCTGCGGGACCGGCATCGTGTGGCAAACTATAATCCCCGGCGTATCAACTGGTGCTGGCGGCATTATGGACATAGCCAAAGGGTTAGATTTTTCGACCGGGATAGGAATTTGCATAACGACGGGTATTGGCGGAACTGGGGCTGTTGCCGCGGGGACTTTTGTGCTAAACATCGGGTATAAGTAGGAGACGTCAATGTCAATTTATTCACTCTCGCTCCGCACTACGGTCACAACAATTGCTGCGGCTTCGTGGGCGTGCTTATCGCCTTCGACGAATGAAGCCTCAATTATGGAGTTGGGCTATTTCAATGGCGCAGCCACAGCATGCGTCGTTGGCTTTGGGCGGTCTGCGAACGTGCCGACACTAACTGGCGGTGTGGTTTTTCAAGCGGAAGACGAAGGCCGTCCCGCCGGCGTAACCCAAGCGGCTGTGGCTTTTGGTACGGCACCAACTGTTCCCGCGCAATTCTTCCGGCGGTTCTCGCTAGCTGCTCTTGTAGGCGCGGCAGTGGTGTTCACCTTCCCGCGCGGCATCATTCTCCCCGCCGCCGGCCAAGCCCTTGTGGCTTGGAACATTACAGCCAACAGTGCGGTTGTTGATATTCATGCGGTGGCTGACGAATGAAACGCCAGACACTCGACGACATACACGGCGCTACGATGGTTGCTCGCATATCCATCTCGATGGACCGCGCGGGCAATTGCAAAGTGGAAGGGTCGATCACCGACAAAGAGTTCGCAGACTTCATGCTGGACACGGCGAAATCGGTCGTGGCTAATTATCATGATCGCGCCAAACTCATGGCCGGCAAGCCTCTGATTGTACCGGCATATGATACGGCGCTTGTCGGGACCGACGCCGAAAAGAAATTGCTCGCAGCGCGCGACGAACTTTCGAACGCGATGGCAAAATAATGGGGGCGCAACTCCAATTTGGTACGGCGGGCGCGACGGGCGGCGGATGGGCTTGCCAGCCGGGAACGTTGCAGCCATGCTTTGAGGAGTTGCTACACCAGCCGCGGTGGGCGTATCAATCTCGCGGGCCAAAAACTTGGAAAGACAGAAACAAGTTTTTTTCTCTATGGTCTTTCGGGTGTCGTATAGGCGGCGGCTCTGATAGCCCTGAGTACGCACCTTTCGGCGCGAACAACCTATCAGCCCGAGATTTGTATGAGCCATACTCATGCGACGGTGACGGCTGCTCGCAAAATAGGTTCATACGTGGCGACTGCGTTGACGACGTTTCAGCGGTTGTAGCTAACGCGACTATTCAAGCATTCAGAACCAGCGATGACGTTTTTGTAGGTGAGAGCACGTCATATCTCGACGGTACTTACATTTGCCCAGTCGCAACCGTCGCGGGGGTTCAACACTACATTGTGGCGTACAAGCCTGGAAGTCCTGACATAGCCGGAACAACCGTGAACACTCTCACTTCAACTTTGGCGGATGGAACATGAAAACTTTTCGCTACGATGTTGTGTTGGCTGAAAACCTTGTTGCAACTCTCACCGCAGCAGAAGCCGAAGGGTGGGTCATAATCACTATTTTTGTGCATCAGTATCAAGTCGAAGGCGGCGACCCCGCGCTCGGCGTGTGCTGGTACAAAGTGGCGTAAAGGCATGTTATGGCGGACCAGAAGCGTATTGTACTTCGCCAAGGGCACGCGACTCCGCGGACAGTAATTCTGCGTGCGCTTCCTGTAGCCGACTTGACCCCTTCTCGCCGGGTTTATATGTGCGGTTGCTCTGTAGTCCCTACCCGCGTTATACTTCGGAGCGGCCCATGTCCGACGCCGCCCCCTAGCGGGGCTACACAGGATCAACTCATGATGATGGGGGTCACGTAATGTCTTCTCCCCTCCCCGGAGCGCCTCTGCGTTACAGGGCCGTGAGTGCGTCGGATTCTGTGGATGCGACCGAGGATTTTCCCGGCGCTATGGCATCTTTGAAAAATCTCATTCCTTACCCCGCGTCAAAAAACTACTGGATGTGCCGTCCAGGTATGTCTGAACTTACCAACTTCGCCAGCTTCACAACCCCCACGTTTATTTCTGCGTTACTGGTAGTTGGGGACCGCGCGTATGGCATGATTGCGTCGCAACGATTCCCTGGCTTTGACGAACCATTCAGCTATGACCTTAACGGCGGATCGTTCACAACTATAACCGGCGTGACGGGCGCTAACACGCCTACGAGTCCAGCGACGACTGGCGCATGGACACCGCCGACTATGGCGCTCGTTGGGTCTGAAATTATTATCACCCACCCAGGGTTTAGCGGGGTGGGTGCAAATTTCACAGGCGTCATAAATGTACTCGACCCGACCAACCCAACCTGGACAAGTCGAAATACAGCGACGAACGCGCTTCCAGTCGTTCCTACGGCGGTTGCAAATTTCAACGGGCGCGCTTGGTACTTGTGTAACCCTGCTGGCGGTCAACCGCGCGCATATTACAGCGATTCTTTAGTCGGCGGTACAATTACAAACGCTTCTCAGAGTTTGACGTTCGACGACAACATACCACTGACCGCCGCCGCAGGCTTGCCGCTCAACAGCCAACTTGGCGGCGTCGTGCAGTCGCTTATCGTTTTCAAAGGCGTCACTAACATGTATCAAGTGACGGGCGACGGTGCGATTGGCGATTTGAGGTATGATGCTCTGAACAAAGCCACAGGCACAGACGCTCCAAACTCAATCACACCGACACCGTACGGGCTAATGTTTGTGTCACCGCAGGGTGTTCGAGTTATTGATTTCGCTGCAAACGTCAGCGACCCTATCGGCGTTGGTGGGGACGGCGTGGCTGTGCCGTTCGTTTATTCGAATGTGCCTTCCCGCATGTGCGCCGCGGCAAACGCGAGTGTCATTCGCATCACCACTCAGAACAACAATGCCGTTGGCTCGCCGTTTCAAGAATGGTGGTACGACATGGCCCGCAAGGTGTGGAGCGGCCCGCACACGTGCCCAGCATCGCTTATTGAACGTTGGCGGGACACGTTTGTTATGGCCCCACAAGCGCAGTCGCACTCACTCGCGCGCTCCGACGTCGTGCACGGTACCGGCACAACTTTCGACGAGTATGGCGTCGATCTGACGTGGCAGTATCAGACGGCGTTCTTGCCCGATCCCGGTCAAATGTGTGAAATGGCAATGGTCGAGACGACGCTCAATTGCGCGTTCGATTCTACAACCCCGTCGTTCACGGTTTCGTTTATGGATCAAGACGACGCAGTAATAGATTCCGTCGTCATAGCGATCACAGGAAGCCCGACGTTGTGGGGCTCTTTTGTGTGGGGTGCGTCGCCTTGGGGCGGCGCGCTTACAAAGCTGCGAAAACGTCAAATTCCATGGTCGATTCCAGTCGTTTTCCAGCGCGGTAAACTAGACGTGACGGGGGACAGTTCGACTGGTACAATCCTCGGCGATATGTTTATGCGCTATCAAATGCTCAATTACTTGCAGCAAAACCCGTGAGGACGCGATGAAAAAATTTGCTCGATATATCCCGCTAATCATAGCGGTTCTGATGGTTGCGGGTCCGTCCGCCGCGGTCATTGTTGGAAGTCTGCCATATACGCTGACGAACGGCACTACCGCCGACGCCACGCAGGTGATGGCGAACTACAACAAGATTGTAAACGATGTAAATGCCAACGCTGCGGCGCGCGGTGTCAACTCGGACATAACAGCGCTCACGGGGTTGACTACGCCACTTTCTGCTACGCAGGGCGGGTCAAATGTTTGGTATGGTGCAACCACAACAGGCTCAGCGAATGCACAAGTTTTGGCTACAGCAGTGCCAAACAATTTCACTTTGGTCGCTGGCAACACGGTTTCGTTTATCGCTGGGTTCTCAAATACAGGCGCAACGACGCTGGCGGTCAATGGCACCGCAGCGACAAATATTTTTAAGCGCACTCCCGCCGGAATTTCAGCGCTGGTTGGCGGCGAGATTGTTTCTGGTACCGCGACGCTTGTACGTTATGACGGGACGCAGTATCAACTTGTAGCTGATGTTGCCGTGCCGTTCGGCCCGCTCACCAGTATAGCGTCAAGCGGAACGACAGACTTAGGCACAGTCGCTTCGCACAACGCCAACATTACTGGCACGACGACGATCACGTCGTTTGGGTCTTCGGCAAACACGACTTTCCCGTATTACAAATTCACGTTCGCCGGCGCGCTCACGCTCACACACAACGCCACATCGTTGATTTTGCCGGGTGGCGCTAACATCACAACGATTGCAAATGCGAGTGGGGAAGCAATCTACCTAGGTTCTGGGAACTGGCGCGTCACCCAATATCAACAACCAAACGTTTATCCGGGGACAGGACAACTCGCACGGATAAACGTTTACACAGCCAACGACACTTGGACGCGCGGTTCGGGCGAGCGGACGGTACG